CCCATCGTGCCGATCACGTCCATCGACTCCTGCTTGTTCGCGGCGTAGTCCGTCAGACTCACCGACTCGGCTTTCACGACCACGCGGAAGCGAGCGCCGTCCGACTGCAGCAGTTCGATCGCTTGTGGCACGAGTTGCTGGTCCTGTGGAGGTAGTCCCTGCACGTTCGCGCGCTCCGCAATCGTTTCCGGAGAGAAGTGCTTGCAGATGATCTCGCCGCGAATGCTCTGCGCCTCCGAACAGAACCGGGCAAACCGCTTCTGTGACTTGTCTCCCCGGATGCTTCCATACTTCGCCTTGATCGCCTGCTCGGTGGCGGTCGCGCCGCCTTCCGTGGCCTGCCCGCGCATGATGTCCGCGGTGCCGTCGACCTGGAAGACGAGATCGATGTCCTCCTTCCGCAACTCACGCAGGGTGTTCATCGCCACCACGATCGCCTCCAGCGGCTTCCAGGCAACGCAGGCGGCGATTCCGCCCTTCTCGGCCAGCGCCTTGTAGTTGGCGGCTGGCACCATCTTGTTCTCGCCCTTGGAGTTGAGGATGCCTTGCAACTCACCGACGGTCTGATCGTACACGCCCGAGGCGTCCACAGCGTCGCGCAAGAGCGCGATGCGCGTGGTCAGGTCGTTGATCGAGCCGTACTGGTCCTGCACTCTCGCGTACGATGGCCTGGGTACCAGCTTGCTGGTGGTGAGCCCTTCCATGATCGGCTCAGGGAACGGCCAGAAGTTGCGCAGACCGAGCGGATCGGGAATCGACCCGTTCTTGTTCGCCTTGAACGGCTCGCCGCTGTCCGAGTCACGCGGCACTAGCACTCGGCTGTGGCCATCAACGTACCACCAGACGCACTCGCCTTCTTTGTCCCAGATCTCCCACACCTCAATGCGCGCCCACGGTGTCTTCGGCACCGTGTTGTCCTTCGGGTCCGCGCCGATGGCCACCGGCACTTGTTCGTCTCCGAACTTCTTGGTGAACGTCTTCTTGCTGAGCAACGCACGCCGCGCCATCCAGCGCAGATCCTCGAACACGCGCGCCGGAGACCAGAGGAGATCTTTCCAGTAGACATGATCGGTCTCTACTTCTTCACTGAGCAGCCTCGTGGTCTCCGGAACTGCCGGGGCCTGTTCCTGCCCATCTTCGCCAACGATCGCGTCCTTCGCCTCCACCGGCTCGGTCTCGCGGACGAATCTTTCCCAGACCAAGCCGCAGCCGGGGATCAGCCAGTCCTTTAACGCCAGCGCGATGGCCCGCGGGAACGCTTCCTCTTCACGCTCAAGATCGCCATTGAGCAGCCGTTCCTTGATCTCCGCGGCGACGCGCGCCACGTCGTCGTCCTGGTCGTTGTCGCGGCGCTTCACGTCGACGCGCGGCGTGTTGCCGTACAGAGTGGCTTCCTTCAGATCTACCCCGGCCGCGTAGAGCCCGAGCCGTTCCCCATCTCGGTCCACCTCGTCGCGGTACTGTTTGTCGCACTCCTCGGCCGAATCATGCCAGCCCTTCAGCGCCTCCTTCGCGGCCTTGAATTCCTGGCCCCAACGAGTCGCCGCGCCTTCGGGTGTATCTTTGAACTCCTCGTCAGCGGCGGCCATCAGCGCTTGGCGAGCTCGATGAGGCGCTTCTGTTCAGCGCGCGCGGCAGGAGAGCCGTTCGGCAACGCGCCGCGCACCGGCTGGATCGTCGGCTTATGCTCGGCGCAGAATACGCGGAACGGCGCGCCGGGATTCTCGATGTCCATGAGCGCGTGCCACTTGCCGGGTTCCCACTTGAGCGCGAGGCCGCCAGTGGGTGCCAGCACCAGATCGGCGGGGCCGCTACCCTTGCAACCCTCGTGATCGCAGAAGACGGTCGCGGCCGAGCGGCTCCAGAAACGGTGCTTCCGAAGGAGGATCACATATGCACCATGGGCGGCTTCTCCTGCCCGGCGAGTTCCGGATACCTCTTGTGCACGGCCGCACGCACCTTCTGCTGCTCGTCCGGAGTGCCAAACTGCGAGACACGCGAGAGCGCATCGCGGGCATGAGCAAGGTTATGGATCGGATACGCCCGCTCCTTCGGCAGTGCGAAGTCGCTTGTCTTCAGCGCCCTGCGCGCCTCAGCATCGAGAACGCTCATGCATATCTCCTTGTGAAACTCAAAAGCCTTGGCACACATCAATCGTACCGGCGGAGCACAACCCGAACACGACCAGAACCGCCACGAACCACACGAGCAGCACAAGCATCGGCCAGAATCCGACTCCCCGCGTTGTCGATGGCCAGATAGGCGGTAGCTGACTCATACGTGCTTCCTCCCACCTTGACGGTTGCGCATGGCCACCTTCGCGATCTCGTTGAACGTCCGATTCAGGTGCGGTGTCCCATCTGGACCGACGATCACCATCGGCGGATCTGGCGTCTTCGGCGGCACCGGCTGCCGGGTAGTAAGGTCGCTGTGCCGCACCACGCAAGCCAGCCCCCTGAAAGCGTCCGCGCTGTGACTGGCGAAGTTGTGCAGCGGGTTCTTGCTGAATATCTTGTTCGTCTCGTCCCAGGCGAACTTGTACTCGGCTAGCGTTCCGATGCCCGACAGGTCCTTGTCCTTTGGCACCTCGTCACAGCGAGCATGGAACCGCGTCGTCTCCTGCTCAAGCAGCCAGCGAGCGGCGCCGATCCCGTCGTCAACAGACAACTCCGGGCCGATCACCACGCTCCCGGGCCCGAACTCTTCCTCGAACAACTCCACCGCCGATCGGCCGGTCTGCCAGCTCCGCGCTCTTCCGTCGTGTGGCAGGTAGTGCGCAATATATTTCCAGGGCCGCTGCTTCAGCCAGGCGAAGTAGTGTGAGAGGCCGAACCCATTGTTCTCGTACCAATCGATCACATCCACGCCGCGTTCGCCGCTGAACCGGAAGCACCAGATCGACATCGAGTCCGCGATCCCGAAATCCCATGCGGTGAAGACGTCACCTTCCTCGTGGGTGAAGTCCGCTACCCCGCCGCGCGCCCTGAGCACTGAGAGCAGACGACCGTAGATCGAGCCCTCCGAGGCAACTGCGTCCAGCCCGTTCACATAGACGTCGATCCAGTCCTGATCCTTACCGACACACAGTCCGTCGTAATAACGTGGCTTGAGGTTCGTGACGTTCTCGGCTGCAGCGGAAAGCCCTCCTGGTTGGCGGAATACTTGGATCGTCCCCGGATGCTTGCGCAGCAGGATCGGAATCCAGTGCGTCGGGTGCCATGGGTTCGTGTCGCCCCAAATCCCCGACCAGGTGGGGCCGCCCTCGTCCATCGACGGATATCGGCCGACGCGGCCAGTCAACCCGTCGAAGATCTCCTGCGGGATCTCTCTCCACTCGTTGATGTAGGCGCCCGTCAGTTCCAATGAGAGCAATTTGTGCACGTCCTGCGGCCGATCCAGCGAGCGGAACAGGACCTCGCAGTCGACGTCGTTGAATCGCATCTGAAAGCTGAACTGCTGCTCGCTCCACGTTCCCAGTTCCGCTGGAATCCACTTCTCGAACGTTTTGCGCGTCGTGTCCCGCAACTCCGGGTATGTATTGCGAATGGCCGCGAACCGTGTCTTGCGCTTCCCATCCGGCGAAATGGCTTGCTCCGTCGCCCGCCGCAGGAACTCCATCACACACGCCGTCGACTTGCCGGAGCCGAAAGGCCCGACCACCAAGCGCGCCGCGTGGTCCGATCCGAGGAAGCGCCCCAGCGTCGGCGGCAGGTCGCAGGCCACGTTCACGTCTTCACGATCCCGTTGATCGAGATGCTGACCGGCCCCCCGTCTGGGCCTGTGTGCTCATGCTTCTTTGGCACTGGCCCGCACATCTCCTCGCGCAACATCGCTGCCGCAGTCAGTCTCTCCCGGGTCAACTTCCGCACGTTGCCGCGCATCACCTCGACCACCGTCTCCAGCGCCTCGCCTGCCAACTCTGCGGCTTCCGGAGAGGCGCCAGCCGGGACGCGGTGCTTGAGCGCGCGGATCGCGATCACCGCACCGCGGGGCAACGCCTCGCGCACGCCTGTTGGTCTTCCGGCGCCAGGACGACGCCCACCGTGGGCCACGGGCTGGCCTCCTAAATTCAAGTCTGTCGGGATAGCCTGCGGCGCGTGGGGCGCCCAAGCTTGCGCGTATAATGCAAGGCGCGGCGCGTCATGTCAAGTCGCCACCAATCCACGTCCGCTCATCCTCCGCCGGAACATGTTGCGCGTCCTGCGGCACTCACGGCAGAACGCCACCCACGTCTCGCTGCGCAGCTCCAGCGCCTTGGCGAACGCTTCGACGAGCGACGCGCGCGGCTGGTCGCTCATGTACCAGTGCACGAGCGCGTTGAGCCGCTCCTCGGTTAACGGCGGGTCGAAGCTATAATCCTCCGGCTCCCGTTCGTGCAGCGCGGCTACGATGCGCGCGTAGGTCGCTTCTCGCTGCTCGCGCACGACACGAGGCATCGGGATCGACCCGTACTCGAGAGGGACTTGGATGCCGGTGCGCCGGCCGAACTCGCGGACGTAGAAGAACAACGCCTGGCCGGCGGAGGAGAAGACGTGCGTGGCGGCGGACAGCTCGCGCGCAACAGCGGAGTCCATCATCCAGCCGCCTCCGTTCCACGCATCTTAGAGAACCTCCGACGCCTTGATCCGCTGCGTGATGTAGTTGACGATCGCAAGCAGCTCGCGCGGGCTACCATCGCCCTTCAGTCTATTGGCGCGCCAGGAAATGATCTGCACGTTCCCTGGTATGTAACCCAACGCGGGGACTATCTTATCGATCGTTGCCCAATTGCCGCGCTGGCCTTTGCCGTCATACCGCAGCGGGATGCCTAGGGCTGGGCACACATCCGGGGCCGGCAATAAGTCCCTGCCGGTGATCTCAAACCGTTGCCCTCTATGTTTGGCGCGGCGGCTTGCCTTGTAGACGAGGCTTTCGATCCTGCTGATCGGCGTTGAACGCCGCGGCCCTGGACACAACTCGAGCTTGAATGCCTCGCTCACGGAATGGCCATCCTGTCCGGTGGAACCTCCGCTAACGCCCGCAGCACCGCGTGGACGCTCCTCGCCCGCATGTACTTCCCACCCCGCGCCACCACCGCCTCAGCCCACGCTCGCTGCGCCACGCACGTCTTGCACTTGCACGCATCTGGGTGACTCGCCTTCGTCTCCACCGCGAAAAAGACCCCGTGCGGGCCGTAGAGGCCCACTACGTCAGCGGTACCAGCCGGGGCTAGGTGTACCCAGCCTCCGCCGCGACTCTTCACCACGCCCGCCTGTGAGCGCCAGGCGAGGAATCCCGGTAGCGCGTTCAGCGCGGCGATCACGTCGTGGGTGAGCGAGGTCTCGGCGTTGCGCTTTCTCACGGGAAGCGCTCCTGCTCAGGCATTTCCTGCTCTGTGGGCCGGGGGAGATCGATGATCCTGTTATTAGTTACCAGATCTAGATCTAGATCTGGATCCGTGAACCGTGGTAGATCACATCCTGGATCACGTTCTACGATCCTGTTACTAGTTACTGGTAACTGTAAGCCAGTAGATCCTACTTCAGACGATCTAGTCTCCTGATCTAAAAACGGTAGGCCAGGTTGGCTTACCTCAAACGATCTAATTACTAAGTACCCCCAAGGGACATACGCTTTTCTTACTGCATCCAGTACCTTGTGCCTCAGCTCTGACTCAGACCAAGATGGATCACACCTGGGATTGTATTCACGTAAGAGAAGATCGTATCCAGGCTCCAGGCCCAGGGCGAATCCGCGCACGACAGCCAACGTGGCTTTCCATGTCTGTCCATGACCATCGTTGCCGCTGACTGCTCCAGGGATCTTGGCAAGATAGGCTTTGGCTCGGCGCATTACATCTTCCGGTTCCGGCAACCTCGAGATCATTGGGGTGAGTTGCATGATTGCGGACTTGGGCCGCAGTTTCTCGATCAGCCAAGCTGGCGCGGGGGCAAGCTTGACCTCCCACGGGGATCGACCCTCGGCCCAACGGTACTCATTGCCGCTTGGGTGTATCGAAGGCGGCGCAACCACGAATCCACCTTCCCCGCGCACGTCTATTCCGGGTCCTAGTTTACCTGCGCTATTGCGAATCATGAATCCTGGCTCATGGTAGAAATACTGCGCGCCACCGCCTCCTGTGCGTTGTGTCCAAGTTATAGGAAGATCGCCATATTCACTCTGCCATTTCAGTAAAATAGATAGGCCGATCTTTCTATCTACGTCCAAGACGAAGTGCTTTGTCCTACTGCCGGTAAGAAGCCCGATGCCAGTGGCCTCTGCCCATTCCTGGCATTCGGTAATATCGATCGTAGCCCTTTCCGGCCAGCCCTGCCAAAGCGGGATCTTCCCTTTGACTGGCAGCACGGGACCGACTCTCTTGGCCAGATCCCGTGCTGCGTCGATGACGTACATCAGAACGGTTCTTTCTCGAACACGTCGAATGTTTTGACGGTAAATCCTTTCGCCGTCGTCTCGTTCGAGACGTAGACGATCTTATAGGCGACTCCATCCTCGAACTCCCCGTTCTCTGCTTTCCGTTGCAGAGCCGCCGGGAAGCGAGTCTGGAATTGCTCATCCGTCTTCATGTCGCGCCAGGATGCGATCATATTCTGACCACCGAATTTCGACGCGCTTAGAGACGTACCGCAAAAAATGCCCTCCATCGTGTCGCCCGGTTTCATCCACGGCTTGCGGAAGTTTCCGCCGGAGGTACCGCCCTTCTTTCGCCAGCCGTCGTTATCATTCTTGTTGGCCAAGATGGTCTCCTTGTGTCGTGTGTTGTCTTGCTAGAACAACCCTCTTTGTCGCGGGTTACTGCCGTGAATCCATGGATCCACCTGGAGAGTGTCTGGGCGTGGTGCTTCAGATTGCGGAACCCACCCTGGTCTAGCGCGGAAGCCGCATTCGGTGCATCGCTCAACGATATGGAATAGGCGCTCTCCGTATGGATGCTTATAGAATGCCTTCTTGGAGTGCCGGCAGTGTCCATCCATCATCTGCCCACCATGGCCAACAGGACCCTGCGCTGCCTGAACTCCTCTGCCGCTTCGAGGAACGTTTCGTGGTACGTACGATGGCCCTGCGTAACCACCAGATAGCGGACCGCAGACTCGGTGTTCGGCTGCACCCTGGCAGCAGCTGCTACGCCGGGTCGCTTCTCACGGAGTGGGCGGCCACGCTTAGCGGGGAATTCACCCATCTGCGAGCCTATGCGCAACTCGCGCGGAAGTCGTCAAGCCATCCGAGCTGCCCAGCCAGCGGCCCCGACGGACGCATGTCTTGATCAGCCCTGCGCGAAGGTGCCGTG